CGTTGCGTCACAGCGTAACACGCATCGGCAACTTCGTCATAGTTTTCTTTGTTGTAGTACAGATTGTTCAGAAGTTCGACAACATGATTTACATCGACGAGCCCGCGTTCGACCCCCAGGTCTTTTTCGACGACCCACGTGGCAATATCGGCGAGTTCGCCGGCTTCATTCCAGATGTCTCGGCACGCTGTGTGATTAGGGACGATTTGAGGTTTGCGGCAGCTCGCGTGTTCGAAGCTAACTAATCCCCAGCCTTCACCTTCGGCTGTATTTATACCTACGTCAGTCGCGTTGTAGATCTTGTTTAGGTAACTATCGGACGGAGCCGACATGTAATTCATGCTCTCGTTTGTCAGGATTAGACGCTGATGCCCTTGGATTCCGTGCATCTCCATCTCGCGTTTGAACAACGGAACTAGGTCCCACCCCATGTCCTTTGCGCCCATGTGTGCATACAGCATCACATCGGGTTTGTCTTGCGCAAACTTGGCGAATGCCTTGACGGTCAGGTCGATTCGTTTGCGCGGTTGGTTTCGATTGCCGTTGAACACGATGAATTTATCGAGCGGCAAACCCAAAGCTTTTCGAGCTTCGTCTTTAGGCATCGGCGTGAACCGATCGACGTCAACCCCGTGGGGGATCACGGCAAGTTTCGAGATCTCTGGTCCGTGTGCCAGGATTCGGTTAGCTGATTCGGGGGTGAAGGTAATTGCCAGATCCCACGCAGCGAGGCTGCGGAACATATCCGCGAAATACACCTGACTGTCGATAGGGAAGTACGCGATGAATTTAAAGTTATGTGTATGTTTTTGGAACTGACAGCGCTCCCAGAACTGATTGATAATCCAAATATCGTTCAGACAGATAATGAAGTCGGGGCGCTCCTTGTCGATAATCTCAGGGACGCGCGGCAGTCCGAATCTGTCCGGACAATGTACGGTTCCTGCCGGATAGATCTTATAGGGGTAGTCGTGCGGGTCCCCTGCGTAATTGATTCCCAGAACGACGACTTCGTGCTCGTGGCTGAGATACTCCAGGATACTGTGTGTTACTCTTGCAAAACCCGTGTTGCTGCAGGCGTCACCGTACCAGAGAATTTTCGCCATTCTTGAAGTAGCATTCAGATACAGTTAATATACCAACACTGTCAACTTACTGCCATGCCTAGCCGGGAAACGTTTGCTTATCGGCGAGGCGCACAGATGCGTGCGGTACGTGCTGTCGAGGATGCAGTAAATTCAAGCGTTGAGACTATATACACTAAGGCAGCCGAGGATTTTCATACGTTTTGTACGCTGTTAGATAAGCCTCCGGCGCCCCACATGCTGGAGTGGCACGATCACTTGATAACAAGAGAGAGTAATAAGTACCTGTTGGATATTGCCGGGCCGAATCTAGATATTTTATCTCCGCGAGGTAGCGCCAAGTCCACGGTGTTGAACATGTTCACCGCTTGGTGCATAGGGCGACATACGGCCGCAAAGCGCCCTCTGCAGATAATTTACGTTAGTTACAACATTGCAACGGCCATTCCGAAGTCACGGATCATTCGGCAGATCGTGGACTCACCAGAGTTCCGCAAGATCTTCCCGACGTGTCGGCTTAAACCCGGCATGCAGTCTGATATCGGCTGGTCGATTGATTTCGACTACGCAAACATCCCGCGAGTAGGTGATGAAGAATTCACTCTACGTGCAGCTGGGCTACGAGGTAGTATTACGTCTAAAAGGGCTCACTTAGTACTAATAGACGACCCTATAAAATCTAGTAGCGATATACGCAACCCAGCGATCAGAGATGAAATGATGACGAACTGGAGCAGTGTGATCGCGCCCATTGTGTTCGAGGGCGGTCGCTCGATCTGCCTGGGCACCCGATTCCCTCCTTTAGATATTCACAAGACGATGTTCATCCCCGATAAGGGATGGAAACAAGTGACGCAGGAGGCTTTGACGTACGACGACAAGGGTCAACCCAAGAGTTATTGGCAGAGTCAATGGTCGGTCGAATACTTGTTGCAGCAAAAGGAATTAGATCCTGTTGCTTTTGCTTTCCAGTATCAACAGCAGCCAGTGATGACTTCGGATCTGGTCGTCTCACCTGATCTTTTGGTCAAAGGCGAGGTTGTCACGGAGTTTGATTCGCTCGCCGTGGGAATCGATTTGTCTGCCAGTAAGAATGAAACCAGTGACTACACCGCATTTGTACTCGGCGGCAGGCTTAAAGATAAGTACTACATCATTGACGCGCACCAGTGCCGTTCTATCGGCAACCTAGAGAAGATTGATCTTCTATGCGATATGTTGCTGGAGTGGGGCATCCTGACACAACATGACGGTCAGTTTATGCCTACGTATTCCACGATCACCTTGGTTGTTGAGTCTGTGGCATACCAGGCTTCGCTTGCTGCGGATCTGCGTCGCGTCTTGATCAACGAGCGGGATCTGGGTAATCTCCATATCCACGAGATCAAGGGCTTCCGTGGCGATAAGGTTGCCCGATTCCGAGGCACCCTCGGGTTGCTAGAGAATAAGAAAGTCGTGTTCAACAAGTACAGAAAGTTTGATCCGCTGTTTGACCAGTTGATTAACGTCGGCGCGACGGCGCACGATGACTTGCTGGACGCTTATGTCTGGCTGGTTACGTACTTGCAGAGGCGCGGCGAATTTTCGATTCAGTACTAACCGGCCCACCGTGGGCGACACTAGAGTGCAAAAGACTCTCGGCTCTGCCGAGCCCTTTATGCAAGACAAAAAACTCTGGGTTGCGATTACGGCTCACAATCCTTTATCGCGCCTGGAGTGCCTTATTGGTGTAGTTAAGGAATACTCTTCGTATCCTTGTGAAGTTCTTATAAATGTGTATGTAAATTACGACGCCCAGGACTCTGCGGACCTTTTAAAGAGCATTCTTGAACGAGTCTCAAATAAGACTATTGAGATAAAAGTCGCTTCCCCTGGGTACGAAAACTGGTATTTAACCTGGGCACATAAGACAGACCTGGCCCTGGCTGTCCTCAACCGCGCGGCAGATTTTTATATTTACCAGGAAAACGATATGCACTTGAGCCTTGAGAACTTTAAATACTGGTATAAGTGGCAGCCGCGCCTTAAACCCCTGGGCCTAGAACCCGGGTTTGCGCGGTTCGAGAAATACTCTGGTAAGCGTGTATTGTTCGATAACTACTTCCCGTACTCTTTGACGCGCGTCACGCCCAAGATCTGGGGGGACCGCGGATTTGAAGTTTCTAAGATCTTAGTGCTTGATCGTGAAGTCAACTTCTTTGTTCAGCTGGCCAACCCTTATTACGGCGCCATGATTCTGGCCCAGTCGGATGCTGAGAAGTACATCCGCACAGCCAGTTTTGATCCGGAATTGAGTTATTCCCGCGTGGGAGTACGCAACTGGCCGATCGCTGATCGCAGTTCTATGGGTTTGGCTTTCGAGTCGCCGCCGACTCCGTATGAGCATCGACGCTGCGTGCCGGTGCACAGAACTTCAGCAGGATACGAGATTTATGATGTAGGTCTGATTTGGCACGAAGATACAAAATATTCTGTAGAACTTGAGCGTCAGCATGGCGAGCTTAAAGATTGCGCTACGATGCTCTCGTTAGATTAAACAGGCTGTGAGCGACGTAGTAAACCATCCGTCTCATTACACCCAGGGGCCTGTCGAGTGTATCGATGCGCTTTATTCGGCGCTTGGTCCAGAGGGCTTTAAACAGTATTGTCGAGGGGCCTGTTTGAAGTACCTTTGGCGGACCGAGCACAAGAACGGTTTAGAGGACCTTAAAAAGTGCGCGTGGTATTTAGCTCGTCTGATTGAAGAAACTGAAAAGACTTACGAGTAAACTAGGTCTGTCGACCTGTTTCTTTACGAAACTGTAGGTTTCGGCAAATCACGTTAAGCGCTGGATCCTACAGCAGAAGTTATGGCAGAAATTGCGAAAAAGAAAGACCCCGAGAAGTGGGCGAGGGCTAAGGCTCGGGCAACGGCAAAGCTCGGAGGCCACTCGGCTCGGGCGATGCAATTAGCTACAAAATATTATAAAGAATCTGGCGGCACCTACGAAGGTAAGAAGTCCTCTGAGAATCGCCTTCGCCGGTGGGGCAAGGAGGACTGGCAAACCCGCGAGGAATACGAAAAGAAATCCAAGTAAACTAAGTTTATCGCGATTCTGAGTGATGGCTAGCTACACCGCAAAAGATTTAGTCACCGCGTTAACGGGCGAAATACCTAGTTATCGCGAAGAGCTGCTCACTTCTAAGGACCTTCTTAAGGAAGTGTATAACGCTAGTGACGATAATGAGCTGCTTGCTCGTATTATCAATCCGCTAAAGGATGAACTTCTGGCTAAGGCTTACACTGACCGAGCTCTAATCGGCGGTTCGAAGCAAGGTGGTTACGTCTGATGGCGGACCTCGCTCGCGAAAAGGGTCGTACAGAACGGTATTTACCGCGTCGAGCGTGGGCGTCGCTTAGCCCGGAAGAGCGTAAAGCTACGGATGAGCGCAAAAAGCGCGCCACGGCTGGGGATAAACCCGTTAACACGCAGGTCCCTAATACCGAAAAGGCTAGAAAAGCGCGGCGTCTTGCTTCAGAATACGTAAAACGAACCGGTAAGAAATCTGATGGCTAACTACTACGACGCCGCTGGACAGTTTTTCGATAAAGCGTACGCGTCGCAGTCTTTAGCGGCGGCCGCTCAACGTCAAAAGAGTGAGCGGTATGACGATGACGCCGACATCAATCCTTACTCTACTGCGCTCCACACGGGCTCTGTACCTCCTGATGTGAATCAGGGCGGAACCCAGCAAGGTGAGATCAATAATTACATCACAGATGTTAAGGAAGATTTAATTTCGCAAGCTAAGGAAAAGCGCCGTCCTGTCGATGGTGAGCCTGCGTATCGTGCCGGCGGTGGGATTAACTACGCCGTTAAGCGCTAATATGCTGACAGCTTTACGGTTGTCATGCTGTTTGACTGCTTCTTGTATTTCAACGAAAAAGAGCTGTTAGAGCTCCGCGTAAACTTACTTAAAGATATTGTAGACGGATTTATAATTACAGACGCAGACCGTACGTTTAAAGGCGACCCTAAGCCTTTCACATGTGTTGATACGATTCGTGAGCTAGGGTTGCCTGAGGAGAAAATTCAAGTTCTCCACGTCGAGTTGCCGTCGCCGGAGGACGTGCTCGATCCGTGGGTGCGGGAGCGCGCTCAGCGGGATGCTCTCGCTGTGGGCATGCGGATGACTCCGCCCGATTCCGTGTTTTTCTTCAGCGACGTCGACGAGATCCCGAACCCTGACTCGCTCTTAGAGGCTGTTGAGTTAGCTAAGGAGGATCCGGCTCGATGCGTACGGCTGTCAATGCCGATGTTCTATGGTCGCGGTGACTTGCGCGTCATCAATCCGCAAGGCTCGTCAGATGAAGCCCCTAATAACTGGACTTGTGGCACCGTTGTCCTCTATGAGCATTTAGGATCTACACCTTCACAGATTCGTGCGAACCCCAACGACATTGTTGTGGGGAACTGTGATGCCGGCTGGCATTTCAGTTGGATGGGGGACGCAGAGCGTCTGAAGAAAAAGCTGACCTCCTTTTCGCATTGTTACGACGACATCCCGAACTCCGTGGCACCGGCCTACAGCCAGGAGATGTTGGATTATCTGGATACGTACGTGCCTTCTGCGGGGTCTACAGATCCTCTAGGGCGTACTGATCATGTTTTAGTGCCGTATCCGCATGAGCTTTTACCTGCGGAATTGTTTAAACTTGAAAGAGTTAAGCGATACTTACTGCCGTGAGGGTCGGCCCACTCAACGGATCTTAAAGTCTCCTTCTCCGGCGTTCAGTTTTTTCCAAAGGTAACCCTTCATGTCGGATACATTCGGCGTTCGGCAACGATTCACCGAGATCATCGAAGCTTCTCGGGATCAGGACCGTTCGCGGCAGTCCGCCACGATGGTTGTTCTTGGGCATCTTCAGCAGATGGTTCTGCTGATGATCAAGAAGGGTCTGTTTTTTTATTGTGAGCAAGATACGTACAGGGCGCGCACCAAGTTTATTCAAGATCTCCTAGACCTTAACAAACTGGACATTCGCTTCCCGGCGATCATCCGCAACTTCCTTATCGACGGTTGTGGTCTGTTTTACTTTCGACCTGACCCGAAGCTTAAGTACCAGATCTACTTCTTTAACAAAGATCAGTATCGGGTCTACCACGATGTAAACGGAAACATCGAAGAAGTCATCATCATCTACAGCTATAAGATTCGTAACAGCAACCTAGGTTTGCCGTCGGATACTTATGGGCTTAACGAGCGTCACGTTCGCATCTCTATTACGAACGACACGATCTCTGAGTACGAGGCCAACACTGAGCTGAGTTTTGAGTTGGAGCCCGGTGCTCTGATCTCACCGAAAACCAGCCGGCCTAACACGATCGGGTTCATTCCCGCCGTGGAGGTTCTGAACAAACCCAACAGCAGCGGGACGGAGGGCGAAGGCGAGTTCGAACCGTTCATGGAGCAGATCGTTCTCCATGACCAGATGATGCGTAATATCGCCAAGAACATTGAGTTCTTTGGTAATCCCACGCTGATCAGCTCCCGTCCTCGTAGTGATCTGGTCGAAGCATCGGATGCGGACCGTACCTTCCGCCCGACTATCAGCAGCCAGAGTGGTTTCGGCGGCCGGGATACTCCGTCGACACGCGTGTCGGAGCCCTTCGGATCGAATTCTTCGATCGGCGGTCTGCGGGTTCCCCGGGTTATCGCCAACGTCGAGCCCAACGACCGCGTGGGTTATATGACGCCAGACCCCGTTAACGGGGACATGAACCGTTACGCTTTGTTGCTTCGCGAAGAAATTCGCACGGCTCTCGGTGGCGTCGACGAAATCTCTATCTCAGCTGGCGCAACCGCTACGGAGATCAAAGGTCTGATGGGCCGCGCGCAGGCTACGGCTCTGCGTAAGAACAAGAGCTTCTTGACCTACGGTTTCTGTAAATTGCTGGAGATGATTATTTATCATCAAGAGCAAATCTTCCG